CGCACCTGGGGCGGCAGTTGGCGGGCAGCACGGCGCCCTTCGGCCAGTGGGACATGATGTTCGGCCAAGCGGTCGCGGCCTTGAGTAGCATCAAGTACCTCCAGGACTTCGTGAGCGACCTGAACGGCCAGCGCTACCGCGACGACGACGGGAACCTGAAGGCCGATCCCGTCCTGGCGCGGGCGGCGCTCTACGCGGGGCTCGCCCTCGGGGTCGCCAACGCGGCCTGGAAGCAGACGGTCGCCTCGGAGCGGTTCGTCTGGCACACCACTGAGGACGAGAGCACCTGCGACACCTGCGCGAGCCGCGACGGCCAGGAGTACACCCGCGACACCTGCCCCTCCCCTGGGGAGGACAGCGAGTGTGGAGCACGATGTCGTTGCTGGATTGAGACGATAGACGGGGAGACGTGCTTCGTGCTCCCTTAGCATCTTAGGCGCTCGTGAGCGCCGGAAGGAGGCCCTTCCCAATGCGGAACCAGGCAGATACCCTCGTGTTCTACGGCGGCGAAGTGAAGGCCCTTGGGGAGGGCCGCGTGAGCGGGTACTGCGTTCGCTTCGGCGGCAAGGACCTGACGGGCGAGTTCTTCACCAAAGACACCTACTTCGGCAAGCACGAAGGCAACGGCATGGACGTGCGCTTCCACCACGGCTTCCCGGTGGACAACACCAAGGCCGCCCAGGAACTCGCCAGGCACCACTTCAAGAACGCCGTCGAGGTCACGAAGGACGACATCGGCTTGCTTGCCACCGTCGTGCTCGACATGGCGAATGAGTACGAGAAGATGCTGTACGAGCTGGCCGAGAAGAAGGCGCTCGGCTGGTCTACCGGCAGCGCGGGGCACCTCGTCGAGATCGGCGAGGACGGCGAGATCAAGGAGTGGCCCATCATCGAATGCTCCCTGACCCCCACCCCCGCCGAGCCGCGCAACAGGGTCGCGCCCCTCAAGTCCCTGATCGCCGACCTGGCAAAGGGCGAGGAAGAGGCCACAGGCGAGATGCCCGCCGAGGAGCCCGAGGTGAAGTCCTACCTAGGCGACTACTGCGACCGGAGCGCCGCCCTCTCGGCCATCGACTCCTACCTGAGCGCCTTCCGCGACCGCGTCCTCTACCCCTACATCACGGGCGAGTCCCGGTACGAGGAGTCGGAGGACCTGACGGAAGAGGACCTGAAGGCCGCCTGCGGTGAGTTGGGCGACAAGATCCTGCAGGCCGCGTTGCTCTGCCGCGAGGAGGCCGAAGAGTCCGAGGAGTCCAAGAAGGCCCTCATCGCCCAGTTCAAGAGCCTCTGGCCGGAAACGAAGGCCGAGGCGACCCCCGAAGTCACCCCTACCCCAGCCGATCACGACGGTCCTCGTGAGGACAAGTCGTATACAGAGGAACTTGACGCCGCGCTTGAAGCCGTCAAGTCCTGCATAGAGCGGGGGTTCGACATCGACAGGAAGCGCAAGTCCGAGAACGGACGCGGCCTGTCACCGTCGCGCCGCCCGCAACTGGAGTACCTTCAGGGGCTGCTCAAGAGCCTGCTGGCCGAGATGCCAGCGGACTGGGAGCGCACCCAGAAGGACCTGGAGATGCGTATGGAGCGGCGTCGGGCCGAGGTCAGGAAGCTGACCCTCTCCTAGCCCCTCGCTTCTATCCTGCCGCCTTCGGGCGGCGTACACGGAGCACCCCGAGGCTCGGCCTTCTCAGGTCGGGCTTTTTCTGTTGCTCCCTGGAGAACAACGATGAGGCTCAAGCAACTGATCGCCGAGTTCGAGGCGAAGAACGCAGAACTCGACGCCCTCTTCGCCAAGGGCTCCGAGGCGACGGACGAGGACCGGACGCGCATCAAGGCGCTGGACGGCGAGCTGGACGGCCTGAAGACCCAGATCGAGGAGGCCAAGGCCGAGGAGGATCTGAAGGCCCGCCAGGAGGCTCGCAAGTCCTTCCTGAACGACCCCGTGCTCAAGGGCGTGAAGATGCCCGAGGCCCCCGCCGAGGAGACCGACGAGACGAAGGCGCTGGCCGAGGCCGACGAGGTTTCCAGCACCTACAAGTGCCGGGTCCCGGCGGTGGTCCGCAAGGTCAAGGTCACCGCCTTCAAGGGCACCAACGCGGTGGACAAGGCCTACGGCTTTGGCCGCTTCGTGCTGGCCGCCACGATGGGCGACACCAAGAGCGTCCGCTGGTGCGAGGAGAACGGCCTGGGCGACGCCCTCAAGGCGCAGAGCGAGGGCAGCAATACCCAGGGCGGCGTGCTGGTCCCCCCGCAGTTCGATAGCGACATCATCGACCTGCGCGAGAAGTACGGCGACTTCCGCAAGTACTCCAAGATCAGCATCATGACCTCCGACACCAAGATGGTGCCGAGGCGTACCGCCGGCCTGACCGCCTACGCGGTCGGCGAGGTCGAGGCCGCCACCGAGAGCACGAAGACCTGGGATCAGGTGAATCTGGTCGCCAAGGACTTCGCCGTGCTCTCCTACTTCTCCAAGAACCTGTCGGACGACGCCATCATCGACATCGGCAACGATCTCGCCGAGGAGATGGCTTACGCCCACGCGGTCAAGGAGGACCAGTGCGGCTTCCTGGGTGACGGCACGAGCACCTACAACGGCATCCGGGGCATCACCTCGAAGTTCCAGTGGCTCGTGGAGAGCGTGGGCGGCACCTGGACGACCGACACCCACAAGCTCTACGCGGCGGGCATCGTGACCGCCAGCGACGAGACCTGGGGCGGCATCACCCTCGCCGACCTGAACCGGGTCAAGGGGCGCCTGCCCAAGTACGCTCGCCAGGTGGACTGCGCCTGGTACTGCTCCGAGCAGTTCAAGGATCAGGTCATCGAGCGCCTGCTGCTCGCGGCCGGCGGGATCACCGACGCGATGATCGCCCAGGGCATCGAGTACAAGCTCCTGGGCTTCCCCATCCGCACCGTCCAGATCCTCCCGACCGAGACGGCCGTCTCGCAGATCCCGCTGATCTTCGGGTCCCTGCGCCTGGGCACCCTCTTCGGGGATCGCCGACAGACCGTCATCGATGTCAGCACCCACTTCCGGTTCTCCAATCGGCAGGTGGCGATGCAGGCGACGGAGCGCTACGACATCAACGTTCACTCCATCGGGAACGCTCATGCGTCCGACCCGACCCAGCGGGTTCCCGGTCCCATCGTCGCGCTTGCCACGCTCAACGCCTAAGCCGCGCCGACCTGACCGACCTGGAGGGGAACGGGAGGGTCAAGGAGAGATGAGATGAGGAATCTCCAGAACACGAAGCAGGTGATCCTGTTCGACGGCGCGAGCTGCGCCACGAACGCCACCGCCGCCTCCAATCTGGTGGACATGGAAGGCCACCACGAGGCGCTGCTCCTCGTCTGGACCGAATCGGCCGCGGCGACCAACGCGCCCGCGACCCTGAAGGTGCAGCACTCCGACACGACCGACGCCACGAACTTCGCGGACGTGACCGGTCTCGTGGGCGGGACCGACTTCACCCTGGGCGCGGTCTCCTCGACGACCCAGAGCACCATCCCCTACAAGCTTCACTACAACCGGGGGAAGGGCAAGCGGTACCTGCGGGTCGTGACGACCCCCGGCGGCACCGGCAACAGCCACTACGGCGTGGCGATCCTCTCCCGCTCCAAGGAGCTGCCCGACACCGCCGCCGAGATGGGCGTGACGGCCTTCGCCAACGCCTAGACCCAAGGCCTGGCAACTGCCACTTGCGCGGGACTAGGGGGCGCCTGACGAGGCGCTTCCGAAGACGGCTCCCCTCCAGCCGCTGTCCCGCGCCCCCTGGAGGGGTTGTATTCAAGCTGCCGCAACTACGCGGCGTGAGGCTGTCGCGCAAACGCGACGTGAGGCTGTCGCGTGAACGCGGCGTGAGGGAGCCGATGGCGACACAGACACCGACCGAACCCTATGCCGGCACCAACGATGACTTCTACCACGCCGCCCAGTGCGCGGCGGCTTCTCTGAAGACGGAGCCCCTGCGCCTGAACCTGGGGTGCGGGGAGTTCCCCCTCCCCGGCTACCTGAACCTGGACCGGAAGCAGGGCCAGGAGGCTTATCCCCTGGAGCTGCCCGACGAGAGCGTGGACGAGGTGCGAGCGAGTCACCTCTTGGAGCACTTCAGCCACCAGCAGGTGATCGCGGTGCTGGACGATTGGGTGCGGGTTCTGAAGCCGGGGGGCCTCCTGAAGATCGCCGTCCCCGACCTAAACAAGATCCTGCACCTCTACCAGACGGACCCCGAGGCCAACGTCCAGGGCTACCTGATGGGCGGGCACACCGACGAGGACGACTACCACAAGTGCGTCTTCGACGAAGGGGTGCTGAGAAACGCCCTGGAGCAGGTCGGCCTGGTGGACATCGAGCCCTGGGAGTCAGAGATAGGGGACTGCGCTTCCCTGCCCGTGAGCCTGAACCTTCAGGGCCGCAAGCCCCTCTCCACCCAGAAGCCCGCCGCCCCGGTCGCCCCCAGGCCCACCAGGACCCCCTGCGTGCCCAGCGGCTCCCCCTATGCCTGGCTGCAGGAGCACGCCTGGAACCGCTACAGCCAGTGTGGCGAGGACGGGTTGCTTGAGGCAATCTTCTCGCGCATCGGCCCCACCAACCGCTGGATCGTGGAGTGCGGCGCGGGGCACCCGACGCTCTGCAGCAACAGCCGCGCCCTCTTGGAGCAGGGCTGGAACGCCCTGTTGATCGAGAAGGACCCCGCTCTGGTGGAGAAGCACCGAGAGGCTCCCTGCTACGGTGGGCGCCGCGTGCTGACGGATCGTCCCGTAGAGGTGGAGGGCAAGTGGTCGCTGGACGGCCACCTGCGAGCGGCGGGCCTGCCCACGGAGTTCGACATCCTGGTGCTCGACATCGACGGCCAGGAGTACCACGTCTGGAACTCCCTGATCCACCACCGGCCACGCATCGTCGTCGTGGAGTACGACCGGAACGTGGACCCCGACTTCATCCCCGAGATCGGGGGCGAGGGGCAGGCGGGCTGGCGGGCCATCATGGACCTCGGGTCGGCCAAGGGCTATGAGGCGATCCTGCGGGGCCCCTACAACGTGTTCTTCGTGATGCGCGGCCTGCACACGGCCCTGATGGAGCCCGTCCCCAAGGAGCCCGCCCCCCAGGAGGTTGGCGCGGTGGCCCCCTCCGGCAGCGACCCCGACGAGGAGGAGCGCGGCCCCACGACGCTCGGCGTCGCCAGGGATCTTGCGGGGATGCCGGCGGTGGATATGGACGAGGTGGCGCAAAACACCTCGGCGATCCTGACGCTCCCGAGGCTCTGCTTCAGCCACAACGTCGCCTCCATCATCACGGGGCTGGCTCCCTTCGGGATGGACATCCACTTCACCACGGGCGTCTTCTGGGGCCAGTGCCTGACCCGCATGATCGAGGAGCGCCTGGCCGAGGGGAAGCGCTACCTGCTGACCCTGGACTACGACACCCTCTTCAAGCCGCGAGACGTGGCGACGCTCTACTACCTGATGGAGCACCACCCCGAGGTGGACGCGATCTGCCCCGTGCAGATGCGCCGGGGCCTCAAGGGTCCCCTCTTCACGGCTGGCACCGTGAAGGACGGCCACATGGAGATCGACACCGAACTCCTGAAGAAGGACCTCATGCCGATTCGCACGGGGCACTTCGGCCTCACGATCCTGCGGGCTTCCGCCTTCGAGAAGCTGCCCAAGCCCTGGTTCATGCCGACCCCGGACTCCGAGGGCGGCTGGGGCGAGGGCCGGGTGGATGAGGACATCGCCTTCTGGAAGAATTGGGAGGCCTCCGGCCATCGCCTCTGTCTCGCCAACCGCGTGGTGGTAGGGCACCTGGAGAGCCTGAACCTCGTGCCGGATCGCCGCTTCAACCCGATCTACCAGAACGTCAACGACTACTTCGCCCAGGGCTTGCCCGAGGGCGTGTGGAGATAGCACCATGCCCGATCGAAGCGAAGCGGCCGAGCGCGGCCTGAAGAAGCTGGGCGAGGCGGGGATGGTCTTCAGCGTGCGCGTCCCCAACGAGGAGGCCCTGGCCGTCGCCCGGTACGTCGCGGAGTTGGAGTCCGAACTTCTGGCACGGAAGGGGCCGGTCGAAGGCCCCTTGGTGACGCCCGACGAAGCGCGTGCCGAACTGGCCGGAACACCGATGGCAGAACCCAAGCGGCGTGGTCGCCCGCCCAAGAACTAACCCAGGAGGTGCGACTTGGCCGTACTCAAATCGGATCGGGTGATCCGTATCTGCGCCGAAGCCTAACACTCCCCTTCGCACAAGCGAGGGGAGTCCTGCCGGAGAGGAGGGAGCGATGTCGCACAGCGCCTACCCGACCAGTAGCGACCTGGGCGCCTACCTGAAGGGGCTCAACATCCTCGACCCCACGACCCAGGACGCGGTGCTGGCGGGCATCGACCTCTCCCAGCTGGTCGGCGCGGCCATCGAGGACTGGGAGCATGACGTAGACTGGCGACCCTTCTACGCGCCGACCTACGCGATCACTGGGGCCACCAACACCAGCCCCATCGTGGTGACCTGCGAGGACCACCCCCTGCGAACGGGGATGGAGTTCCTGATCTCGGGGGTCACCGGCAACACCGCCGCCAACGGTTACGGGGTCGCCACGAGACTTTCCGCCGACACCTTCTCTATCGACGGCTCGACCGGCAACGGGGACTACCTGAGCGGCGGGACCCTAGAACTCACCCGCCGATTCGACCCTCCCGGCCCCGCCACGCGCTTCAACTGGCGCGGGGGCGGCAAGGTCCTGGCGCTCGGGGGCGGCTTGCTCTCGGTGAGTCGTATCCTGGTGGGCGTCTCCTCCTCCTACGCGGGCTACACCCTCACGGCGGGGGAGGACTACTGGCTGGAGCCCGCCGACGCCCCCTACCGGGGCTATCCCTATACCCAGGTCCGTTT